AAACGCATCTCTGTCACCACAGCGGTAATTGGAATACCCTTGCTACCAATCATCTTGGCATAAGTTTGCAGGGGCCACTTGCCGGACTCGCCAGCACCAAAGATTGACTGTCCGGGCAACGTCAATTGGAAAACATCTCCAGAGATGTCGTTAGCCAACACAACTGCCAGACGCTGATTGAAGCGGCAAGCACGGCTATCGCCTTGACCGGAACCCTTGACGTTTTGTTCGCAGTCCATGCAACGCTTGGCTTGTGGGTTCTTGACCTTGGCATCAGGCACATCACCGTCAGCAGACCAGCATGTAGGTGCAACAGGCTCATCACCTTCTTTGTATGTACCGATGTAGAACGTGCGGGACACCTTGGGTGCAGCAGCCGCAATGACGACGTTCATGGAGCGGTCTTCATTTTTGGCAACTTCTTTGCCGTTGACCATCATGCGCCACACGCCGCCTTTGATTGAGATACGTTTGGACTGTGAACCGCCACCCATCAGGGCTTTAGTCGTGTCGTCCAGTTCGAGGGTCTTCAGATACGATGGAAGACCGACGTCGAGAATTGCAAGTTCGTTGCTCATATTAGCTCCTAGATTTAGTGATAACAATGGTTTGTGAAACATCCGCGTTTAGTCCCGGCGGATGAAGATCGGGATTTTCTTCAAGGTATTGAGCCATGTTGCTGTTGTTGATGCGTTGCTGCATCAGGCTAAAGGCGTCGTTCTCTTTAATGAAATTGAAAAACGACTCCCAGTCGCTTGTCCAGTAGTTCTTACTGGTACGACGTGAGACCGTACCATGTTCGGTACGTATCGTAGTAGCCCCCTGCGCCTTGCAGATCTCAAGCAGCTCAGCCGCAATCACGTTTTGCTGTTCCTTAAGACTGTCGGCCTCTTTCTCAAGGGCTAGCCGCTTCTCGCGGATCTTGACATATATCGCCGCCAATCGGTCGGCACTTACTTCGCTCATTGCACTCTCCTTCGGTTGTAAAAGGTTTAACTATTATAGGGTCTAGATTTACACTAGCAACTAGATTTCTAAAATATTTTTGTAAAGATCAATTAGCTTGGTGTGGATGTCCACCTTCTCCGAGAGCATCTTGTAGACGCGCTTCTCTACTGGGCTTCCCTGCAAATGAACTACTGTGCAAGGGTTGTGTTGGCCTGCGCGGTGTACGCGTGCGTTCGCCTGTAAATATGTTTCGATAGATGTGATCGGGCCCCACCATACGACGACGTTAGCAGCGTGCAGTGTGACTCCATGTGCAGCAGCTTGCGGTTGGATGACAAGGACTTGGGGCTTTGTATCGGTTTGGAACTGATTGAAGATCTCTGTGCGCTTGGTTGCCGAGATGCCGCCGTGGATAACTTCACACGATATCTTCTCATCCTTTAGCCGCTCAGCGATGATGTCGATTGCGTGGCGGTACGGCACAAAGATCAGCACCTTATGGCTTGCTTCCTCGATGACTTCGAGCAATGCGTCCATGCGACTTTTTGCGTCAAACGTAACGATTTCGCCAGTGTCCGCGTAGACTGCGCCGCATGATAGTTGAAGAAGTTTATTGAGGTTGGCCGCAGCGTTGACGGTTGTGATCTCCTCGCCAGCCGCACGTGTAATCATGTGCTTGCGAATCTCCTCATAGTATTTAACCTGCTGCGTGGTCAGCGGTACGTCCCGAGTTGTGTAGGTAATCTCAGGCAGGTCAAGGCACTCTTCCTTGGTAAACCTGATTGCAGGTTGCAGGGCGTTGTGCACCACATGCTCAGAGTTGTGCTTCGGTATCCACTTGAACGTAGTGATCTTCATCATGACCTGATCTCTAAACGCACCAAAGAACTTGGGTACGTTAGATGGGTTGATGAGCTTGGCTAAGCCGTAGGCGTCTGTCGGTGACTGCGATGCGGGGGTTCCTGTCAACATCCATACCCACATGTTGGGCTTGAGCACGCTGTTCAGTGTTTTCCATCTGCGGGTCTGTGGGTTCTTGTACGCATTAGCCTCGTCAATCACGATGAGGTCAAAGTCTTGTATGTGCTCCTTGATGATCTCAAGGCCGTCAAAGTTACAGATAACATATTCAGCTTCGCTGTTGACTGCACCGATCCGTTTCTCCTTGGAGTAACTGTGTGCGATGGCGCACGTGCGATGCGTAGCGAATTTAAATAAGTCGTTCTCCCAAGCCGATGACATGATCGACAGCGGACACAGCACCAGCACACGTTTAATTACGCCGATGTTCATCAGGTAGTCGCTAGCCCAGATGACGCTAGAAGTTTTACCCGTACCCTGCTCGTTAAAACAAAATGCACGGCGATACAACGTGAGGAATGACGCAGTAGTCTTCTGGTGCGTGAACGGTTTATACATACCAGTCCATGCGTACTGCCCCTCGATAGGCGACGGCACGTTCTTGATGCCTAAGTTCTTAAGCACCTGAGCTTCTTCCAGCCCCCACTTGACCAGCACCTCGTTGTTGCCTAGGTCTTTCGATTTGGGTATGACTGTTGTGATCTTACCCGGATTGCGCACCTTCAATAGAAGGGCTTTGTTATCTATTATTTGCACTCAATTCCCCATAGGCCATCCGACTGAAAGTGGTATTTCCACAGTCAGTCTTGTTAATGTTAGCGGCTCACATGAAGCAGTGTTCTCACACTAAAACAGAATTTGAACCAACCACATCGGCGCTAACCCGATGTACCGCTAACGAATTTATTTTATACTTCTACCCCGCAGTGTCAAGCGGGTTTGCGATCCTTATTTCGCTTGTACGAACGATTGGCGTGCACTGTCTTGACGGCTAGGTTTGACTTCGCAGTTGAGCCGCCCTTGCTCAGCGGGACTTTGTGGTCAACGTCTTTTCCATCACCTTTATGAACACGACCTTCCTTCTCCAGTTGGTAGCGTGCGCGGTTGCGTGCGGCGCGGTTTGCCTTTTGTTCCGGCTTGCCTTGGTACTCGTCGTACTCACGTCTGTAATTTCTCGTAGCCATGTTACTTCCTCTTGGGTTCCCAATGTGTGCAGTTTACTACTGGGCACCAACCCCTACAAGTGAAGTTAGGCTTGGCGTTCCACACGTTGTTGGTAACAGATTCCTCTAGTCGATCAGTATCACGTATCCACCGTTGCCAATGCACGTGGGCGTTCTCTTGCAGGTAATCTTGCTTGATGAACTCGTTAGCCACCACATAGAGCAGACCAGCTTTGACCTTGGTTACTTGTGGATAATGTTTAAACACGGCTAAAGAAAATATCTCAAGCTGATCCTTCTTGGCGTACTTGGCGTTCTTACCAGTCTTGTAGTCAACCATGTATGCTTTGCCGTCTTGAATGATTAGCAAGTCAACGATCCCACGCCACCAAACATTTTCTGCATAGAAGTCGCAGGGTTCCAAGTCTTTGGTCAGCCCAAGCTTTTGCTCACACAAATGCGTGCCTTCGAAATTGCCTAGAACTTCCAGAGCCTTACTCATGTAGTCGTACTTCTTAGGTATCGGCTTCTTGTCACGAATGAACTCTTCGGCAGCAAGGTGCACCTCAGTGCCGTAGTCCTTGGCATCAGTAGGCGGGTCAACTACATCCTTCTTGACTCGTAGATGGTAATACTTCTTAGGGCATTGCTTAAACAAATCAAGGGACGAGTACGACCACGTGATACTAGGTTTTTGGTTTGCGCTCATATTTTCGTTTGGACATGATTGATGCAATGCCCTCTGGTTGCGATTCTTTATTGTCTCGCATTTCCATAAATAAGTCAGCAACTTCAAACGCCGCACCTACGCTATCTGCGTAGCTTCCACCACGCATCAGCAAACCACTCATGGCAAACATGGCGGCTAGGTCTCTCAGGTTTTGTTCGTGTTCAGTCATTAGCAATCTCCATAACTTGTGCCCATACCCGACTCGCAGTTAAGCGGCAGGGTGCTTGCCCACTCGGGCCTCCAACGCATACATTCCTCAACATATTTTTGTGCGGCTTCAGCCTCGGCAGCCGGAGCAATGCACGCAACAGCATCGTGCACAGTCAACACCACGTGATACTTCTTAGAGATTCGCAGCATCTGCTCTGCGATGACACAGCGTGCGACGGCTTGGCATAAGTTTTCAACCAGCTTGCCCCCATACATCTTGGTCTCGCCCTTGCGTGTCTGGTAGACCAGCTCGGTTTTATTATCACGCGTTAACTTTTTCAAACCTTCGTAGCGTTGCCATAGTCCGCTAGGTAGTAGGAATCCTTCACGCTGAGCGTCGAACTTAACCGCGTCAACTACGCCAAAGGATGCCGCCCGCTTTGTGATGATCGCTTCCAAGCAGTTGTTACCTTGCTTCCAAAGCTCCGGTATTTTGGGGTAAGTGGATCGGTATACCGCAATAATACGTTGGCACTCTTCAAGCGAAGTATCTTGCCCGAAGGTTTTAAGTTGCGCTTGAAATTTCGCAGCACCCATACCGTACCCTGCTCCGAGGATTGTGGTCTTGCCAACAAACCTCTCGTCCTTAGTAATTTCTTCCACGCTCTTGCCATATATAGCCGACGCCATGATCTTGTAAACATCTTCGCCATTCTGAAATGCCTCTACTAAATCTGTCTGTCCTGCCATCCATGCAACGGTGCGTGCTTCAATCTGTGATGAGTCTGCGTCAATGATGACGTAGCCCTCGGGAGCCATGATGGATTTCTTTAACTTGTTTGCGTTCTGCCCACGGCTTGGTAGGTTCTGCAAGTTGATCTTGTCGTCGCCGCCCCAACGCCCTGTGTGTGCAGCGTAGTATTTAATGGGCACCGGCAGCTTGCCCCTGTAACCAATATCTATAAACCTCTGTGTACGAGTTTCCTCCAGAGTTGTTTTGTTGCCCAGCCTAGCACTCACTAAGATCTGTACACGTGGATCAGGATGTTCAAGTAAAACTTTAAACTCTTCGTCAGTCTTGGCAAACGCCCACGCCTCCTTGCCGGTGCGGGCACTGATCTTTCGGGGTGGCTCAACTCTCAAGCTCATGAGTAGTTCTGCAAACTTGTCATTGGACATTAGGATGTCCTTGTCCACAGCAGCGGAATCCAGCAGTGCGGCCTTGCGTTCCTTGACGTTTTGTAGGTGCTCCTCCAGCATGTAAGTATTCAGCTCAAGGGTCGGCTCGATGTACATCCGTAAGGTTACATCGATAACCTTTAACTCCTTCATAGGAAACCCAGCATCTACCAACTTACCGAACAGCGTGCGGGTCAACTCCACGTCGTTCTTGCAGTAGTCGCCATACCTAGCAAGCTCTTCCTCGGTGAAGTCCACCCTGCGTTTGCCCAGCGCATTGAGCACCTCAGTGCCTTTCTCACCAATGTTGTATCGCTCAGCCAAAGCCTTGAGACTACCGCCAGCATCCACGCCATGAAGTGCACGTGCCATGCACAGTGTGTCCAGCCAGCCCTTGGGTTTAATTCCAAACAACCAAGAGAGAATCGCACCATCGAACTGCGTGTTGTGCGCCAGCACGAATGAACTAGCCCAGTCGAACTGGTCTAGGTATGCTTTAACTTCTTTATGAGTGCCGCTAAACCAAGTAGCATCTGCCGTACCCACGCTAATGCCTACGCCGATTACCTCAAAGGTTTCACTGCGCACGTATTCTTCGGTCGTCATCTTAGAGAGACTGAACTCTCTGTCGTAATAAGTTTCAAAGTCGATTGTGATGATGTTCATTTGAGTCCCATCGTCCGTGCAACGGCATCCATAAACCCACCGCTTTTTTGTTGCTCGGCACGGGATTGATATATGAGTGGGTTGCTTTGAAGGATTGAATTTTGCAACGCTTGGTTTTGCAGTTCTATGTTTTGCAGGGCCATGTTTTGCTTTACTGCGTTCATCAGCCGAGGATCAGTCCATCCAGCAAGAAATGTGGCGCCACCAATCGCCTTAGATGTTTTTTCTTCTTGCTTCGGTTCCGTGAATAGTGTCTCCACTACCGTAGCGGTAAATTGATTCTGCAAATACTTGCAGTAAGCCACACGCAGTTGCTCAAAGTCATCTGTGTCTAAGTACCAAAGGTCGGACGCTTCTTTAGCACTACCTTCGGGGGAAAACGCTCGTCCCATCTGCACAGCTTGTACATGGAACTTACCCTCCCAAAGAAAGTCCTCTGGGTTGGACTCCATGCGCTCGATCAAAATCTTTACACCCTCGTTCATTTTTTGCTCCCATATTTAACTGGTTGTCCTGACATCTTCATCGGTGCTTTACCAAACTCCCATTTGTTGGTGTCTTCCGTTTCGGGCACGATCTCCATCAACGTCTCAACAACTTTAGCCTCGAACTCTGCACGCCGCACCGTTGCAAGTGCCTCATGGATAGCACCCTTCTCAGGCTCGGTCATCACGTCTTTGAAGTTGGCCGAATAAATAAAGTGCCACTTCTTGGACTCGCTAAAGAACTCTTCGGGATGTGTCTCCATCCGCTTAATTAATGTTTGCACTCCACTTGATAATTTCATTTAAGGCTCCTCAAGTAAGCATCCAGCTCGGCCCATCTACCGCTTGGTATTAACAGCTTGGTGCGTAGGTTTCCAGCAGTGCCTTCGTGGTCTAGGTAATCCTTCGCCAGCAAATGCTTAATACGTTTGTGCGTGGTAGCAGGGGACACCACATCGAACTTCTCGATCACTTTCATAACATAGGCATCACCTCCGCAATCTTTGACTGTGTTCAGCAGCTCAATGTCAATAGCATCCAACTCAAAGTCGGTGCGCAATTTGTTAACAATTGTTGATAATTTCTCTAGTCTCATAGCTTCCTCTTTAGTGAGTAATAGTTATACCGATTCTGTCGGTAACGCAGGTAGATCACATCTTCTTCTTCCAGCTTGCTGATAAACCGCCAAGCGTGGCGCTCACTGATGTGCAGGTTCCTAGCAACGTCTCGCACGCTCATCGCATACTTGCCGTCCCAGATACGCTTTAGGCGTCTTGCTGTGCCGTCTGTTGGTTTTGATCTCTGCATAAGTCATACAGCGTTGGTGGGTATACGAAATTGTTGTTAACCAGCTCCCCAAAAACCATCTTGAACACACCGTAACTTGTCTCATCAACAACAAACGAATACCCGCCAGCCTTCACAATGTCTGCTAGGTTCTTCTTCTGCAACTCCGTGGGCTTACCGCCGTTGGCTTTGCACTCGATCCCAATGAACTTACCGCTAGCGCATACCAAGATGTCGGGCACGCCTGATGATCCATAGCCATGCGTTGCTGGCATAACGTGATACACGCCATACTCGTTCAAGATGTCACGTATCTTTTTCTTAACTTTTGCTTCGGGCGTTGCGGCCATTTTTATTCTCCGGTTTAGGGCAGTTAGCTGGAACCTCAACGGCACACCATACAGCAGCGATTGGCGAACCTCGTAGTCTGACCCAACGATCTATATAGGTATCGACCATAGACCGCAAGGCAACTTTTATTGAATCGTTCTTCACGCCCAATGCTTTAGCTATCTCGCTGACCATAAGTCCGTCGGGGTTTTGGTGCAACAACTCTCTAATTGCTTTATGGTTTGAGAGTCGCATCTTCGCCTTCATCTGTAACATGTTTATCAACGCCGTCAAAGAATCGTTCACGGCTTTTCTTGTCTCTGATGAGCAGCCCAATAAATTTCTTATGTGACTCTTCTTGCTCACGATAAACAATACAGAACACCGTGGCTAGGATAGCCCACAGCAACAAAAACATATCGGCAAATGTAATTTCAATCATGTGTTCTTCTCCTGCAAGATGTCCTCTAACACTCGGGCCATGTCAACAAAATTTGCCGTGTG